TGACTGTCAAAGCGATCCACAAGATCGTCCCTGCGAAGGGCGTCATGGAACCACTCCAAAAGACCAGCCTCCCCATCGACACGGTAAGTTACTCCGCGACCGACGAGGACTGGCACGCGCCTATCAAGACGCTGCAAATCGGGATTCCACCTGACGGTGGGACCTTCGACTAGCTGCACTTGTAGGAAGGTGGACTGATGCAGGAAAGCATCAGCCTCTGATGAAGTCGCGCTGGCATGGGGGAGATCGACAAAGGGTTCCAATCCCTTGTCAACATCCCGAACGACAGACCACATTCCGGCTTTGTAAGCCCGGTTGCGGAAGTCGACCAGTGCTGCAATTTCAGCTGCATCATCACGTGAGCTTGGAAGCTCAGAGCGCATTCGTACAACGGAGACATCTGTTCCGTCATAGTACTCGGCCCCACAAGATTCCCGGAACTTTCCGTTCCAAAAGGACTTGCGTCGATTAACTTTGGCACCGAAGTGTTCAAGCCAATCGATCACGTGATCGACCGCACCTGTGGGGACAATGATGTCGTCCCCATAGACGCTGATGACCCCAGGCAACTGCCTAGGGAGGATTCGGCGGTGCTCGGCCTGCTCTATCCCGGCCACGGAGAGGATCGTGAAAATGATCGCCTCCAATGGAAAGGTAAGAGCAGATCCCATCGATGCGAACTTCTGCAGGGGTATTACCCCGTGGAAGGGAACATCAGCCCGTACACTACGAGTAGCCAGAACAAATTCCGCAAGGTGCGGGAATGGCTCTAACATCCTGTGTACAAGGTACCAGTGAACCCGGTCGGAAGCTTCCGAGAGGTCTAGCGTGCCGTGTCGTTGATTAGACGACGCGACTGCAGCCATCGTTCGATTCCGTTCCTGGTCTTGGAACCCGAGGACCTTACTTAAGGGTCCTCGCCCGATCAGCTCATAGAGTTCACGCTTAAGTCCCTGCTGTGCATATTGCATCACAGAAGGTTCTATAGCGATAATTCTGGGTGTTGATTGGGTTTTGGGCACAGCCACGACCCTCACGGGTTGCTCGGCTGTAATGGGAACAGACATGGGTGAGCTCGAGTAAATCGAGTTCGAGGTGTATCTCCAGTACGGGAAGACCGATTCCAACCGGTCATGCCAGTAGGAGTAGTCCCTGCGATCCAGTTGTGAGGATCGTTCGGCGACTGCACCAGGACCATGCTTCGGAATAAGCTCCCAGGATGCGACCTTGCGGTCACATTCTTGGAAAACTCGTCCGAATAGTCTGCGTGATATCCGTAGAAAGGTATCCAACCTCTCTGGGTCAAGACGACCAGGGAGACCAAGCAGACTTCTGTCCGTGGAGACAAAGGCATCGAACGCAGCACGTTCCCTTTCGGGGGTGCATGCGCGCTCAACCTTATGTGTGAGATAGGTAAACTGCCTCACGGCCCAGATGCACTGTGCATCGGGGTCCTCCAACAAAGCACCACTCTTTTCATCGAAGATACGGCTGAGAAAACCTCGCAAGTAAGCGGGGAGTCCCCGG